CTCGATGATTGGGATCTGCATGTTGTGTTTCTTGATCAGGTGCAGGACTGTCTTGAGTCCGCTGTCACCAGACAGATCGCTCTGGCTGATGTCGCCGTTGACAATGATCTTGGACCCCTCGCCTTGCCGGGTCAGAAACATCTTCATCTCTGGCAGCGTGGCGTTCTGAGCTTCGTCAAGAATGATCAAGGCGTCGGCAAAGCTACGACCACGCATGGTGGCAAACGGTACGATCTCGATGTTGCCAGCCCTCATGGCTGTGTCGAACTGGCCCTTGCCCATTCGATCCCGCATCGGGGTCAGGAAGCTGGCCGCATACGGCTCCATCTTTTCCTTGAGGTCACCTGGCAAGAACCCGATGTCACGACCGGCTGGTACATTCGGACGGGTGATGATGATCTTGTTGATTGCGCTGTCAGCGTACTGGTCAGCGGTGTAGGTAGCAGCGACAAACGTCTTGCCTGTTCCAGCTGGGCCAAGAACGACAACAGCATCGCTTGTCTCCAGTGCGTGGAGATAATCAGCTTGCTTCTTTGTCTTGGGCTTTAGTGGCTGGCGGGTCGGTTGCCCTGCTGTCGTTAGTTTACTTTGACGTCGTTTGCTCAAAGCTAGTGTGACTCCGACCAGTCTTTGCCCACCTGTGTGTCGCAAGTCATGGTCACGTTGAGATTGTAAAAAGTGCAGGCGTCAGACAGGCTGCGTTTGATCACGTCAGTAACGTAGCCAGTGTGCGCTGGGGCGCAGTCGAACTGCAGTTCGTCGTGGACGTACATCACCAGGTCACACGGTGTGTTGGCGACACGAAGCTTCTCGACCGCCTGCGTTGCCCACAGCTTGCCGACAATCGACGTGCTGCTCTGGATCAAATAGTTGAGCGCTTTGAAGTCGGCGGGGCATGGGATGAAGCGACCATCAAGCGCGGTGAAGCCACCTGACTTTTTAACTCGCGTTCGTATAGCGTCGATCAGTTGCTGCAGTGCCGGGAACGCCGACATCAGGTCAGCTCGGACCTCACTACCGTTGCGCCCAGTGATCTCACCGAGCAGTTTGTCGGAGCAGCCGTAGACCAGGGCGAAGATCACACGCTTTGCTGTCGGTCTGTCGATGCCCATTGCATCAGCGTTCAGCTGGTGGATGTCTTGCTCGGCCAACATCGCAGCGTACTGCCCGTTATCCCACGGGTGCATGTAGTGTGCGAGCAGCATCAGCTCGGCCTTGTCCAAATCGCTTGCCAGCAGCACTCGACCAGGCGATGCAGTGAAACACTGACGACACTCTCGACCGTATGCCCCAAAGACCGATGGCACCTGCTGAAGATTCGGATTTCGCGACGATGTTCTTGAAGTTTGCGCGCTGTTGCTGATCACCTGGGCATGGATGCGCCCGTCTTTTTCAGCATCTAGCCAGCTCTCGACCAAGCCAATGCGCTTAGCAATCGTGAACTGCTCGGCCATCAGGCCAGCCTCTGGTATCTTGTCGGCCAATGCCTTCAGTACGGTCTCATCGATCTTGGCCTGTGTGCCACTCTCGGTGAACTCTTTGGGTTCCCATCCGCTGACACGCAGGACACGCTCGATATGCTGACGACTGTTTGGATTGAAGATGACAAACTTCACCTTCTGATACGGGCAGTCCTTCGACACCTCGGGCCTAGCTTTGTAGCGCACTGACCTCTTTGGTGTGACGACTGGACCGTCTGGCTCATACCATCCGCCATATGTCCGCTGCAGCTCGGTGCTGATCTCGTCTTGGCGCTGGGTAAGAGCGGCCATGAGAGACTGCGCATGCGCTGTGTCGAACGCGAATCCACGCTGCTCCATGTCATGACAGACACGGGCGAAGCGATGCTCAAGGTCGATAGCGCGCAGGCTCATCGTTGCGAGAGGCAGGCTGTGGTGCAGCTTAGCAGTGACCCGACAGTCTTGAAGACAGTACGTCTCAAGCTCAGGGGTCCAGCCGTCTGTCCACTCACCGTCATACGACAGCTTGCGGAAACCCAGGCGCACACCGTGAGCGGCCAAGCTGTGCGATCCATTGAAGACCTTCGGGCCTCCTTTGTCGCGCAAAGCTTTCGGCCCAAACCTAGCGAAATCTCGGTCACGAAGATCAGGGTAGGCTAAACGGCTCAGCACCAGGGTGTCGGTGATCTTTGGTGGGCTAAACCAAGGATACAGTTTTTTGATGACGGGGATGTCGTATGCGATGCCGTTGTGCATGACGCACTCGTCAGCATCCATGATGCGACGCAGCCCCTCTTCTATTTGACCAGGGCGGTAGGCAACTTCATCGCCCGTATCTAGGTCGACCCAACACAGCGACGTGATCTCTGTCACTGTGTCGATCAGACCATCTGTTTCAATGTCAGCTGCGATCCTCATGTCGGCTAGTCCCGCAGGCTGTATTCAGCGTACATCCGGCCAAGCTCGTCCGTTTTGTAACTCGTAAGGATGTCGTACTTGTCTTCACGCAACTCATGTATCCGAGCGCTTAGTCGGTAGACGCCGTAGACAATGTACGCCTTCATCGGGGTGATCGTCTTGCCCTGCTTGAGATGACGTAGGATCGTGTTCCGCTGGGTCTGAGTCTGTGTGGACATGAGGGAAAAACTCCTTGAGATAGTAGCGATGGGGTCTGCGGCCTCGGCCTTCGATTTGTTTGACATCGGCGAAGCTATCAAAGTCGACGCCAAGGTATCGTTTGATGTTGCCCATTACGGACGGTGCTTTGGTTGAAAGGCCCAACTGCTGCATGTCGTGTTTTGTCAAGCCGACACCACGGGCCAACACAGAAAACACAGCCTCGTAGACAGGCGGCATATGCTTCTGCTCACGCTCTGCTGACACCACACTACGACGTGCAATGTCGTACACGTCAGCCCATTTGCGGTCGACTAACATGCGCTGGGCAGTCCATTCCATCAGGTCGTAGACCGGACTAAAACGGCACGTCGTTGGTGAAATCCGTACCACCTTCTTCCAGCCGTCCTGTTTGTCTGTTGAAGAAAAGCATTCCTGCGTCACTTGAGGTCTCCCCCGTGTATCGGTTCTTCATGATGTTGACCCGCACTTGGTCGCGCACTCTGTCGCCGTCGTCACCGACAACTTTCTCCAGGCCGATGACTGCGTCCGACAGAGCAGCTGGCGATCCAGACCCTCGAATGTCGGCAAGGCTCAGGCTTGCGGTGCCACTGCTGTGATCCCCAGCGCTGGGCTTGCGGGTGTGGGCAACCATGATGACGCCAGTGCCTGCTCGTTCGCAGATCTTTGATCTGATTTCTGTACAGACAGCGTCGATAATTTTTCGCTCGTCATGGTGCTGGTTGGCTAGGCCAAGCGTAGTCGCCATTGTGACGTGATCGAGGATCAACCAGTCACAACGACACCCAGCAGCGAGGTAAGACATGCGGCTCAGCAGTCCTTCAGCATCGGTGCTGCCGAAGTGATCGTAGAGCCATAGACTGTCGAGACCTGCGATCTTAGTCAGCTCTGTCTTCTGCTCCTCAACCGTCATGCACTGGCTGTCGGTCAGCAGCGGACGTCCTGCCGACATACCGACCAGCGCCTTGATGGTGCGACGGTTGCTCTCTTCCAGCATGATCATGCCGACACGCAGACCGTGGTTCTGGATCAGGTGCAGAGCCAGGGTGCGGGTCAGCGTGGACTTACCTACCCCTGTCCCTGCGGTGACTGTTATCAGCTCGCCCTGGCGCATGCCCTTGAGCATGTCGAAAGCAGCGAACGGGTACGGAACACCGTCGTTGTCTGGCTCATCCAGCAGGCTGATCAGCTCGGCGGCGTTGTGGATGCCGCTGGGTCTCCACGCCGGAGCGTTCTTCAGTGCGTCTTGAAGCTCACCGAGATGTCGGTGCATGCGCATGTCGTTGGCATCCTTGATGCCGTCAGGCCAGCTGACTTGGTGGACCTGTAGATCTCGGTGGCTCATGCACAGCTGTGAGCAGAGGCGTTCACTTGCCTCACGACCAGGCTTGTCACCATCGAGGGCAACGATAACCTTCGGCCACTGTGTCAGGTAAGACCAGATCGACTCGTCACGCAGCACAGTGTCGACAGATCCAGCCCCACCAGGCAGACTGACAGCATGCATCTTGGTGGACCTGACAGTGATCGCATCGATCTCGCCTTCGCAGACGACGATGGTGTCGTGGTAGGCGTCAGGCTTGGGCTGTATCTGCGAGCCAAACAGACCAGCTGCTGACCCGTTACCAACCCACCTAAACTGCTTGTCAGGTGTCCGCACCTTCGTTGCTACCCAACGACCCATGCCGTCGAAGTAGGGTGCAAGGTGGTTGCCGTCAGCATCGACCTCGTACTCGTACTTCTTCAGCGCTGCCAGATCGTCTAGCTGTCGGGCTGGGATCTGCTGGACTTGTCCACGCGGCCTTTGCGCCGGTACTTTTTCTTGTTGCGAACGGTGCGGGGTTTGAGGTGCGTTGAACCAAGGCTCTTCGCGACTGGATTCCGTCGCTTGGCTGGCGACAACTTCTTTGTCACAGACAAAACAAAAGACAGAACCGTCACTGCGCGTTGAAGCACCATCGCTGCTGTTACAAGACGGGCACGCATGGTGTGTGTGTACAAATGGATGCTCATGCTGCTTGGCCACGTTGTGTTAATTCCCTGTGTTCAGCCAGCTGTCTGGCAGTATCTTCTCGCACCAACGAATGCCGTGCTTGTCTGCCCATTGAGCTGCTGTTTTCTTTGTCCTGCCTGCCGAACTGCGTGCAGACTGGAAGACCATGCGGATGTCCAGATCAGGGCGCTGCCTAACAATCGTTGCCATCTTCACCATGCTGTCACCGTCTAGGCGTCCCTTCAGTTCGCAGTAGATCTTGTGTCCATCGGACCTGATCACGACAAAGTCAGGGCTGTAGGTGTGGTTGGTGGCTGGCTTGACCCAAGCAATGCGGTCAACTGGACGTTCATACCGGAACTGAATGCCCCGCTCGCACAGATCGTGGGCAAACCGATCTTCAAACTGAGACCGGAATGCCTGGATCTGTCCGTCGAGGTCACACAGACCAGCTGGATTAGAACTGCGCTTCGCTTGGAACATCTTCATCCTGCGTAACTTCAGCGACAAACCCGCCATCAACTTCTTCGAACGGTGAGTCGTACCCACCTTCGGCCAGTTTGATTACTTGGACGCCCTTGATCTGCTGCTGCATGAAGCGGGTGCCTTGGT